GAACAAGGCCAACGAAGCCGGGACCACTGAGTTGCGCGAAATGGGCAAACTGCTGAACATACACGGCTTCGACATCCGAGAATCCGCCGCCATCAAGGCTAGCACGACCCAGGCCGCAGCCGCCAACTACGTCATCGACGGGGCGCACGCTGCGGGCTCCACCACGCTGACCATCAAGACCGGTGTGGCTGCGATCAAGGCAGGAACTCTGTTTACCATCGCTGACGGCGGCGGGCACGTGTACGTCGTCGCCGCTGACTACGCGGGCGGCGCTGGCAATCTCTCCATCAACGCCCCTGGCCTCGTTGTCGCCGCTGCCGACACCAAGGCTCTCACCGTGGCTACTACCCAGTACGCCGCGAACATGGCCTTTGAGCGCAACGCGATTAAGCTGCTCGCTCGTACTCCGGCCATGCCTGACGGCGGTGACGCTGCGGACGATGTGATGACCATCACTGACCCCATTAGCGGCCTGTCCTTCCAGGTGGCGATGTATCGGCTCTACCGCCGGGTGAAGTACGAAGTCGGTCTGGCTTGGGGCGTCAAGACGGTCAAGCCTGAGTTCCTCTCTCTCCTGCTCGGCTAAACATGACGGGGCGGGCAACCGCCCCTTTTCGGAGTCCACAACATGGCGCTCACAGTCGAAGACGGAACCCGCCCAACCGGGTCAAACTGCTACATCAGCGTAGCCGATGCCGACGCCTACCACCTCGCAAGGGGTGGGACGGCTTGGGCAGCGGCTACAACGGGTGCGAAAGAGGCGGCAATCCTTGAGGCAACTCTTTACCTCAATGGCTTGTCTTGGAAGGGCCGCAAAGTCGCGTCCAGAACCATGGCGTGGCCCCGCGCTGACGTCGTGGACGGTGACGGCTGGCCGATTGCGACCGATACCGTTCCGGAAGTGGTGGCCATGGCTTGCGCGGAATTGGCGGGTGAAATCGTGGCCGGCAGCGATCCGCTTGCGGTGCAGGGCAGGGCGATGTCTGAAATGAGCGTTGGGCCTATCTCTATCACCTACGAGCAGGGGGCCGCGAAGGCTCCGACATTCCCTGCTGTCAACGCCCTGCTCCGTGGCCTTATCTACGGGTCGGGCACGATCAGGATGGTGCGCTGATGGGCTTGCGTGAGCAACTCAGGGGCGCGGTAGGCGCGGCGATGACGGCAACCGATGGGCTTGCGTCGAACTGCGTCTGGTCCAGGGTCACGGGCGTGACTTACGACCCCGTAGCCGGGGCCAATGTCGAGACGGTGGTCTCTACGGCGTTCCGGGCGATCAAGGGCGTCTACAAGATCCATGAACGGGTCAACGGCATCGAAGCCGGGGATGTGCCGCTTTATGTGGACGCGAATCTGATCACCAGGCCGCACAAGGGCGAGACAATCGCGGTTGATTCGGTAGCGCATGAGATCCAGAACGCCGAGGACGTGAGTGGGGTTTTGTACGTCATCCAGTTGAGGCGGAAATGAAGATCACTTCCCGCTTCGATCTCGACATCCCGGCGCTGGCCCGGTCCATTGGGCAGGAACCGAGCCTGATTCAGCGCAAGATTGCGCTTGAAGCGTATTCTGAGCTTGTCGCCAGGACTCCGAAAGACACAGGTAGGGCGCAGACAGGTTGGAGCGTTGACACGCGGCACGGAGACTATGTGCCAAAGGCTGGCGAAAAGACCTACGTCCCGGCCCCTGTTTCTATTCCTAAAAACTCAGACCTCATCGTCCTTTATAACAACGTCGAATACATCATAAATCTGAACGAGGGCACGAGCACGCAGGCCCCAGCCATGTTTGTCGAGACGGCGATTGACCGCGTCATGGGGGCATTCTGATGCTGGCCACTGCACGCGCAAAACTCGCCGCTCGGATGGCAACGTGGACCACAACGCCTATCTGCTGGCCCAATACTCCGCCGCTCACGAGCCTAAACGTCCCGTGGGTGCGGTTTCACGTCCTGGCCGGGGGTGAACTGGGTTACGTCACAGAAGGCCCAGTTTTTGAGGATGGGTGGTGCGTCGTCCAATGCTTCGCGCCTTCCGGCTCCGGTGACGGCACAGTCTCGACTTATGCCGATGCAATAGCCTCACTGTTCCGGCGCTACCAATCAGGAACCCTTATTTGCGGCACGCCCAAAAAGGTCACAGTTGGAGATAGCGACGGCTGGTACCAAATCAATGTCAAAATCCCGTGGACTATCGCGGGCTCATAGCGAGGAATTTTCATGGCCAATCCTATTGTTTGGAAGAACGTCGCGGTAGCGATGCAATCTGCGCTTGCTACGGAGAAAACCGTCACCGGCATCACCAAGGCAAACCCCGGCGTAGTCACCGCGACTGCCCACGGCTACAACAACGGTGACATTGTTTACCTGGCTATCCAGGGCATGTTTCAACTGAATGAAAAGGCCGTCCGGGTCGCCAATAAAACCGCGGACACCTTCGAACTTGAAGGCGTTGACACCACAGCGTTCGACACGTTCACTTCCGGAACTGCTCAGGCTGTCACGCTCGGAACGTCCATCACTTCGGCCACGACCATCTCCGCATCTGGCGGCGACTTCGATTTCGTGGACACAACCACAATCCACCAGAACTCCAAGACCCAAATCCCCGGTTTGCCTGCGGCTACCACCTTCCAGATGGACCACATATGGGACGCCTCCGACACTGGCTTGCTGGCCATGAAGGCGGCTTCTGATGCCCAATCCAAGCGCGTTTTCAAATTCACATTCGGCTCTGGCGGCAAGGTGCTCCTGTTCGCGGGTTACGTCGGATGCTCGATGCTCCCCGGTGGATCAGCCCAGAACTTGGTCACGACCAACGCGGTCATCACGATGAACGGAACCCCCACTTACTACGCGAGCTAAAATGCTGAAACTCAATCCAAATCCGACGTTCGAGGCTGAAGTGCGTATCACCGTGCCGGGCGAAGCGGAGCCGCAAACGGTGACGCTCACGTTCGCGTATAAGGCCAAGTCCGAGCTGGCGGAATACCTCAAGGGCATGGTCGGAAAGACCGATGCGCAAGCCCTGCAAGGCGTCGTTGTCGGATGGTCTGGGGTAGACACAGAGTTCAGCGCCGAGGCCCTTGCAACGCTACTCGACAACTACCACGCCGCTCCGGGCGAGATCATCGAGGGCTACATCAAGGCCCTGGCCGAGAGCCGCGCAAAAAACTGAAAGACTCCGCTCGGGCCTTATACTCGGGCGGAGTCGATCCAGAGGATGTAGCGGCGAGAATGGGCATCCCTGCGGGGCTCATCGAAGAGGCCGAGGGTGTAGCCGACCAAGAGGTCTACCCCGACGCATGGCCAGCCCTGGAAATGCTCATCGACATGCAGACTCAATGGCGTGTTGGCGCAGGAGGGGCAACCGGGCTTGATTACCAGGCGCTTGAAGCCCTGATGCGGGTCAAGCGGGTGAAGGCGACTGAGAGAGCTGACCTTTTTGCTGATGTGCGGCGGATGGAGCTTGCGGTGCTGGAACTTTGGCAGGAGCGGAAAAAATGAGCATGAACCTAAAGCGCAGCATCGTAATCGAGATAGACGCCCGTGGCGCGGTTGTCGGGGCGAAGAGGGTTGAGGATGCGCTGACCGGGATCGAGACGAAGGGCAAGAGAAGCCTCTCCGGCCTGTCCGACGTGGCCAAAAAGTCCGAATCGTCCATATCATCCCTTGCCGTAGCCGCGAAGGGCTTTGCTGCTGCCATAGTTGCCTCGCAGGTTGCCGTCTTTGTCAAAGACGTGGCCCTGCTGAGCGCACGATACGAAACGCTTGGCGTTGTCATGAACGTCATCGGGAAGAATTCCGGATACGCATCGGCGCAGATGACGTCCTATCAAAAAGGGCTTGAGAAGACGGGAATCAGCGCGACAGAGAGCCGTAACAACCTTGCCAAAATGGCGCAGGCAAATATTGACCTCGCCAAGTCAACACAACTCGCCCGCATCGCCCAGGATGCCGCCGTAGTCGGCAACATGAACTCTTCGCAGGCGTTCGAGCAACTTGTGTTCGGCATTCAGTCTGCACAGATAGAGGTGTTGCGGACAATAGGGATCAACGTAAATTTCGAACAGAGTTACAAGAAAATGGCTGACCAGCTCGGCAAAACATCTGCTGAGTTGACAGAGTACGAGAAGACACAGGCCAGAGTTAACGCAGTTGTCGCTGCTGGTGATGGGATCGCCGGGACGTATGAAACCGCTATGGACACGGCTGGCAAAAAACTCTCGTCGCTCTCCCGCTACGCAGAAAATGCACAGGTCAAACTCGGAGAGATTTTTCAACCCGCATTGATCGGCTCCGTCGATCTTTTCACGGCTGCTCTCAAAGGCGTCAACGAGCAGCTTGATAAGATAGTTGGAGAGGCTGACAACCCAAAGAAAATCGAAAACTTAGACCGTGTACTTGCCGGACTGCAGAAGCGCAAAGAGTCGGCAGAAAGGGGGCTGCGCCAAAACTCAAAGGTGTGGGGCGACGATTCTTCAGAAGCAGATTCTTCACGGCGCGAAGTGGAAAGGCTCGACGCGCAGATATCAAGACTTGAAGCAGCGAAGCAATCTCTTGGAGGATACGCGAAGTCCGCTGTTATGAACTGGGCAGAGGTTGAGAAGGCAAATATGAATGCCGCAAACACATTCATTTCGACCCAGACCCAAATGTCTCAAGTCGCAAATGCAGAATTGAAAAAGCTGTCCATGAACGAACTTGAGAAGCTAAATTCAGAGTACGAGGCGTACAAGAAACAAGGCGCTGACAAGGTATTACTGGCGGAATGGTACGCGAAGGAAAAGAAGAAGATTGATGACAAGCTGAACAAAGACTCCATAGCCGCTGCGAAAAAAGCGACAGAAGACCAAAAGCGTCTATTTGAAGAGCTTGACCAGATGCAGCTCGAAGGGCGGCTCAAGCTGACCGAGTCGCAAGACAAGATGATGATGCGCCGCGAGGGAATGGAAGACGCGAAGAAGCGTGCCACGTCCTACATGGCAGACATTCAGCAGAATGATTTGAAGTTGGTGACTGACTTTGCGGACAAATTCAAGGATATTGTCCTGGGCGAAACCGCGCTCAAGATTTCTCAGCTAGATGAACAGGCGAAGGCTTTTAAAAACGCAGGAGTCAATGAGCTAGCCCTGGAGAAATGGCTTGCCCAAGAGAAGCTGGCAGTGTCCCGCGATTGGCAGGATGGGGTCAAGCGCGGGCTGATTGCGTATGTCGATGACTCACGCAACGCGGCGCAGATCGCGGAAGAGGCTATTGTCACCGGCTTCGAGAGCATGGAGGACGCGCTGACCGAGTTCGTCACGACCGGCAAACTCTCCTTCTCTGACCTCGCCGACTCCATCATTTCCGACTTAGCCCGCATCGTCATTCAGCAGCAAATCACCGGCCCACTGGCTGGCGCGGCGGGAGACTTGTTTTCGGGCCTTTTCTCCGGTGGTTCAGTCGGCCCCAAGGTCGGCTACGCGAAGGGCGGCATCCCTGGCGCGGCATCTCTCCACGCCTACGCAAACAGCATCGTCTCAAGCCCCACCATATTCCCTTTTGCCCGTGGCGTCGGCCTCATGGGAGAGGCTGGCCCAGAGGCAATCATGCCCCTGAAGCGCGGCCCTGACGGCACGCTTGGCGTGTCCGGTGGTGGCGGCTCCAACGTTGTCGTCAACGTGATCGAAAGCCCCGGAAACGGTGGCCAGCAGAACCGCCGCAACGAGGGCGGCACGACGATCATTGACGTGATGGTCGAGCAGATCGAGGCCAAGATTGCGGGCAACATGGCCAGGCGGCAAGGCCCGCTCTACAACGCAAACAAATCGGTGTTCGGCCTGGCCGGACAGCCCGGAGCATACTGATGGCCAGCTATCCTTCGACCCTACTGCCCGCCCCGCGCATCGCCGGTTACGGCATCGACCCGACCGACATGACGGCCCGCACCGAGATGGATGCGGGCAACGTCGTGGCGCGGCGCAGGACGTACCACCAGCGCGATGTGGTCAATGTGGCGTGGACGTTCTCCGACCGCCAGATGGCGATTTTCCGGGCCTGGTTCCACTCCTCCGAAGGTGCGAACGGCGGGGCCGGGTGGTTCGACATGGTATTGCTCGACGGCTGGCACGGCAAGGAGTCGCGGAACTGCCGCTTCGCCTCGAACTGGCAAGCGAAGTACGTCCCGCACCTCTACTGGGAAGTCACGGCCACCATTGAGATGCGCAACGTCGTCTACACCGCACGCCAACTCGAAAACCTCATGCTCGGCATCATGGAGCAGGATGTGGTGCTGCTGTGGGCACCGACGACACAGGCCGATGTGCTCGTGTCCAAGATCGGGCCAGATGCGGAGATGACGCTGGCCGGGGCGCAGTACGACGAGTCGGGCACGAGTCTCGGCACCGCGGCGGCGCTGCACAGCAAGGGCGTGTGGGTCGGCCCGGAGTACAGCAGCCTTTTCACTGGCCCGGTGGAGGCGCAGACAAAGACCCTCACTGCCCAGAAATATACCGTCTGGTGTGACTCAGGGTCGGTCGTCTGCGGCTCCTACGGCACGGCAACGGCATCGGCACCGCTGACGTTCACGGCCACGGCTGGCGACTGCACGTTCACCCCGTCCGGCGTCACGCGCTGGATGCTCACAGCCACCGTCGCCCCCATGCCCTACGTCCCTCCTGGCACGTCCGTTGCCTCCGCCGCAGGCTCAACGACCAACGGCTTGTCTTGGGAGATGAGCGCGGAGATGACGGCGGCGCTAAGTGGGGCGTGCACGGTGGCTGTTCTCGCTACCGTTGGCGTCAGCGACGACGACATGACGAATGGGCAGTATCAAGTCTTTGCGTCTGCGAAGGATACCGGAGGGACACAGAACAGCCTTTTTTACGGGAAAAACTCTGGCGGGGTTGGCCTGCTCGCACAAAGCTACGACGGGAGCATCTTTACCGACGGGGTGGCAAAGACCTTTGATCGGAGCGTCATCGTCCTGGCAGTCGTAGAGACGGACGAGGGCGCAACCTTTTTCCGAGCCGGTGCAAAAAGAGTCGGGGTTGATAGCGCAATGTCCTGGTCAAACTGGAAGACCTATGATGGCGACCTTGACCACGCCGCTACCTTGCGTGCAGCCATCGGGGCAACCCTCCCGCTCTGGCTCAAGGCCGTCATGGTGTCCAAGCTCGGCGGCCTGACCGACGCTCAGATCGAAGCGAGGATCTATGCCTGACACCACGCTCTCTGACGCCATCCGCGAAGCCTACGTCGTGGCCGGTGACATCCCCATCTACCACACGCTTGAGATCCGCCACGCGACGCTGACGACGCCCATCCGCCTTGTGCGCGATGGTGAGGCGCTGACGGCGTACCTCGAAGCGGACGCGCCCGCTGACCCCGGCTGCGAGGTGACGTTTTTGCCCTATGCGTTCGATTTTCAGCGCCCCGAGGTCGGGCCGAATGGTGCGCCGCAGATGCCCATCACCATCGACAACGTGGGCCGCGAGATCACTGTGGCACTCGAAAATGCCGTGGCGTCCACGACTCCGGTCGAGATCACGTACAGGGAATATCTCGCCAACGATTTGACCGGCCCGCAGAACGACCCGCCCATCCACTTGGAGTTGAAGACCGTCAGCGCGAACGTGTTTCAAGTGTCGGCGGTGGCTGGATTCCCAGACCGCGCCACGCGCAAATTCCCGACATTGGAATACACCGCCGAAGACTTTCCGGGGCTGGTATCGTGAGCGAGTTTGAGCAGTACATAGGACGCCCCTACCTGCGCGGCGGGCAAGGGCCGGACGCCTACGACTGCGCGGGCCTCGTCCGTCAAATTCAGCAGGCGCACCTTGGCATCACCATGCCCGTGGTCATCGCCCCGGACTACGACGACGGCCAAGCCATGGTCGGGCTCATCCGCACGCAGGCCGATGCCCAAGGGTGGGCAAGAGTCGATGCGCCTCCGCGTCATGGCGACATCGTGGTCATCCGCAGGCCGTACCACGTCGGGACGTGGCTCGACATCGACGGCGGCGGCGTCCTGCACGCGGTAGTTGACTGTGGTGTCATCTGGACGCCGGATGCGTCGTGGCATGTGTCGGGGTTTGGGCGGCGGGAATTTCTACGGCACAGGAGCAGGATGTGACATCAACCGTCGTCTATCTGAAGCACGCGCTCACTCCATCCAAGCGAGAGGTCAAGCCGTTCGTTGGTAAAAGCCTGACCGAGTTGGCCCCGCACTGGGCGCGGCCATACGTCTGCCTGGTGGACGGCAAGCCGGTGCTCCGCAAGGATTGGGATCTGCGCATCTATCGCGGGCAGGTCGTCACGTTCATCGACGTGCAAGCCTTGCCAGCCGGCGGTGGTGGCGGGTCGAATCCGGTGCGGATGATTGCAATGTTGGCCGTGGTCGCGCTGTCCATCGCAGCACCGTATCTCGCACCTGCAGGATGGGGGCTCCTGACCGCCGAAGGCGCAATCTCCATTTACGGCGCAATCGCGTCCGCTGGCGTCATGCTGGCCGGGTCCGCACTGGTCAACGCCGTCCTGCCGCCGACAACGCAGATGGCCAACCAGCAATCTCTCCCGCAGGCGAGCCCGACCTACAACCTGACGGCCCAAGGAAACACGGCGCGAATTGAGCAGGCCATCCCGGAGCACTTCGGGCGGCACATCGCCTATCCAGACTTTGCCTCGAATCCATATCAGGAGTTCAGTGGCAACGACCAGTTCCTCTACCAGCTTTTCGTCATCGGGCGCGGCAAATACGACATCGAAGCCATCCGCATCGAAGACACGGACATCTCCGAGTTCGAGGACATCACCTATGCCGTGTACGGGCCGCACAGGTCCGTCAGCCTCTTCCCCTCGCAGGTTGTGTCCAGCGTCGAGGTGTCCGGCCAGGCCATGCCCTACAACACGTACACGGGCGAGTTCGTGGCCAACGCGGCGGGCACAGAGGCAAACTATCTGGGGTTCGATTTCCTCTTCCCTCGTGGGCTTTACCACGCGTCCTCATCCGGTGGCATCAACACCGCCACGGTCACGTGGACCATCGAGGCTTGTGAGATTGACGAGGACGGTGACGAGGTCGGCAGTTGGACGACGCTCGGAAACGTCAGTATGACCAAAGGTACAGTCACCCCGCAGCGTGTCTCGAAAAAGTATGCGGTCACGCCTGGCCGCTACAAGGGCCGTGTGAAGCGCACGAACGAGGAGGAGACCGGCACGACCTGGGCGCACGAGATCGTCTGGGCCGGCCTGCGGGCTTACCTCCAGGATGACGGCGACTATGGCGATGTGACGACGCTGGCGATGATCATGCGGGCCAGCGACCAGTTGACCAGCGTCAGCGCCAGAAAGGTCAACGTCATCGCCACGCGCAAACTCCCTGTCTGGAACGGGTCTGGATGGTCGGCATCGCCGCAACAGACGCGCTCCATCGCATGGGCGGCGGCATACGTCGCCAAGCAGATCGGGTTCGTGGACGCGCAGATTGACCTTGCCACGCTGCTCCAGCTCGACGCCGTTTGGGCGAGCCGGGGCGACACCTGCAACGGACGATTCGACAGCACTGTGACCGGGTGGGAGGCGCTGCAACGTATCCTGCGGTGCGGGAGGGCCAAGCCGTTCTTGCAGGGCGGCATTGTCAGGTTCTTCCGCGACCAGGCCAATGCGCTACAGGTGTACACGTTCTCAATGCGTGACATCCGTAAAGGGTCGTTCTCGGTCGATTACGTCATGCCCTCGGAGATGACCGCCGACGCCGTGAGTGCGACCTATTTCGACTCGGGTGTGTGGCGGCAGAAGCGGGTGCAGGCGTCGCTGCCCGGCTCGAGCGCCGCGCAACCGGCCAAGGTCGATTTCCCGCTCGTGACCGACCGAGCGCAGGCGTTCCGCGAGTCCGTGTATGAGGCGGCCTGCAACCGATACCGCCGCAAGATCATCAAATTCCAGACCGAGATGAAGGGCTTCATCCCGAGTTTCGGTGACATGATCCTCGTGCAGCACGACATGCCAGCCTGGGGCCAGGGTGGCGAAGCTGTGGCATGGGACGAGGTGACAAACACCTTGACATGCTCCGAGCCGCTGACGTGGACGCCGGGCGAGACGCACTACATCGCCATGAACAAGACGAACGGGTCCATGACCGGGCCGTATGCCTGTGTGGCCGGCGACAACGAGTACCGGGTCGTCATCCTCGAAGCCCTTGGACCCGACTTCGAACCCTACACCGGCGACAGATTTGAGCGGACGCACTACTATTTCGGATGGGCGGCGACCTATGGACAATACGCCCGCGTCCTCCAGTGCATCCCGCGCGACGAAAGGCACGTCGAGATCCACGCGGTCAATGAGGACAGCACCGTCCACACCGCCGAGGATGGCCTGACCGTGCCGACGGCACCGACGAGCCAACTGGCCAACTACACCGCCGCGCCGCAGGTATCCGGCCTAATCGCCCGCAGCGACCCTGGCGACGTGACGCAAATGTTGTTGTCGTGGCTACCGTCACCATGGGCTCAGTATTACCTCGTTGAGGTCAGCGCGGACGGCGTGGCCTGGACGAGCCTTGGCAGCACCACGGCAACCAACTACGCGGCGCGGGCCATCTACGGCAGTGCAACCATCGTTCGTGTGGCGGCGGTCAACACCGCCCGTGGGCCTTGGGTGTCGATCCAGTACGGCGGTGCTGCGGATTATATGTGGACAGACGATGCGGCCCTGATGTGGGACGCCGACGATACAACCTTGATGTGGAGTTAATATGACGGCACTGCCAGCAGCAACAGATTTCACGGGCGGCTCGATCACGCAGGGCCAGTTCAAGACGGCCATCACAGACCTCCGCGCATTTCTGGACGGCCTGATCGGCGCGGACGGAACGATCGCTACGGCCCTGGCGACAATCAAGGCTCCGTTTGGTGGCGGGGTAGTCTCAAAAACCGGCGCATACGCGGTCGTGGCCGGTGACCGTGGCAAGGTCATCTCGTGCACGGGAACATGGTCGCTCTCGCTGACAGCAGCGGCAAAGCTCGGTGCCGGGTTCGTGGTCAGCGTGGTCAACGACGGAACGGGCGTCATCACCATCAGCCCGAACGCATCCGAGACCATCGACGGAGCGACGACGCTTGCGCTCGGCGCCGGCCTCTCTGCCATCATCGTGTGCACCGGCACGGCGTGGGTGGTGGCAGCCAAGGAGACGACGGCCTACACCGAGCCGACGCTGGCGACGGGATCGACGGTCTACGCCCAGGAGTTGGCCGAGGTCACGCAGACAATCATGAACAGCTCATACCGAACCGCCCTGACTGCACGCGCCAGCGACGGGGCCATATCGCGGTGGGTGAACATCAGCGGGAACCTCATGGCGATTCGCGTGGACCATGCTGGCTACATCACGGTGAGCGTGGACATCGGCAAGACGATGTCCGTAAACACATGTTACGCGCTGCTCTTGGTCAACGGAACACAGCAGGTGCAGTGGACCGTGTCCACCAGCTACGAAACCAAGACACTGGACGTCACCGTGGCCAAGGGTGACATTGTGGCCGTGCAGGCGCGGAAAGATGGCAACGACATAGCCATCAGCGTCAAGAACTTCAAGCTCCTCGTCGCCACGCTGCCGTAAGGAGGCATCATGTCAGGATTTTACCTTCACCCCGTCCACGGCCCGCACTTCGGTGACCCAATCGGCGGCGCTGAGTCCAGCGTCATCAGCCCCGAGGAGTTCGCAACGCTCAACGCGGAGTGGCATCCTCAGCCCGCTCCGACGCCTCTCGCCGACCTTGCTGCGGCCAAGTTGGTTCGCATCAATGAGGCCAAGAACGCGGCTTTGGATGGCGGCTTCTGGCACGCCGGCATTATGTGGGACAGCGACAGCAAGGCGCGGCTCGCCTATCTCGAATTGGCGACGCAGATTCAGATGGACCCGACTTTCTCGACACCATGGAAGGCATCGACCGGCTCATGGGTGACGATGGATGCGACGCTGTTCGCGGCGCTCATCCCGACATATCGGGCGCATGTCCAAGGGTGCTTCGCGTGGCAGGCTGCGCGTGAGGACGAGGTGGCGGCTGCATTGGCGTTGATGACGCCGGTCTTGGACGCTGAAGGGGTGGAGACGGGCGAGATGGACGAGGGCGCGGCGCGGGCGGCGTTGGGGGCTGTGAGCGAGGTTTTTTCTCAATGATTTGAAACGCCGCTACCCATATTCACTACCCACGAAAAAAGGGCAGCTAGAACTTATGTCTAACTGCCCGTAATTTTTGGTGGAGATGAGGAGGATCGAACTCCTGGCCTCTGCATTGCGAACGCAGCGGCCACCACGCCAAAGTGCCTTTATTGCAAGACATTTTTTTCTTCGTGGGTAACTTTTATGCCCTTTTTAGGGCCTTGATCCCCACGTTTTACCCACGCCGGAGAATCGGGTGGCATCGTGATTGCATTCATGGCTGTCCTCTTCTGTTCGCGGATCGTGTGCTGGTAGTGCTTGAGGATCATTGTCATGTTCGCGTGCCCCAGGATTTCGGCCACGGCCTTGAGGTCCGCGCCGTTTCGGATGGCCTCAGTCGCAAAAAAGTGGCGCATGTCGTATGGACGAATCCGGCGCGTGATCCCGGCCCGACGTAGTGCGGTTGCCCAGCTCCTCTTTATACTCTTGATGGGCTTCCCGGCGTAATGAATGATGTGGGTAATACCCACGCCGTCCTCTGCTCGCCATGCGGCCAAGATGGACAGCAGTTCCGCAGGCACGTCCAATACGCGATACGGCATGGCCCGGTTCTTCTCCGCGCTCCAGATCGTGATCGTCTGTCCTGCGAAGTCAACGTGCTCCCACCGGATTGAGAAGAGTTCCGACGCACCGACCCTGGCCCCCGTGCATGTCGCCAGGATGATGGCCCGGCGCAGGTGCGGCTCGGCACCGGCCCAGATCCTGTTTCGCTCGTCAACGCTTGGCGTCCAACTCATTGTCGAAGGACTTGGATTCGCGCCGCCCGGTGATCGGGTTTGCCCAGACGGCGCGGTAGATGATGCCCTTGGCGCGGGTGATTTTTTCGATGGCCATTTTTCACCATTGGCATGGGGTGGGGTGGGGAGTCAATTGCCTATAAAGGTCATTCAAAACCTTGAAGGTACGCCGCATAGTATTCCTCAAAATCTTCAAACTCTTGCGTGCGCCTGTCTTTGTAGCCACCCTCAAAATAATCTTTGCAAGCGCCTTTGAACGTCTTCCACATGCCTGGGTATCGGCTCTGTGAAAGCTCCCTGTCCCGCGTTTTCCCTGGCCCCTTGCCCATCGTGAAAGGGCAAATGACGCACCCTAAACGGTGGAACCCCTCGTCGTATAAACTTGGGTATGCGATGCCGTGCGCTTCGATGAAATCCCACACATGGTATTCCTTCCACGAAAAGATGGGTTTCACATGCGTCATGCCCTTCAGCTTATTTGTGCGCGGTCGAGAAGCCCTGCGCGAAGACTCTTCGGCGCGTATTCCCATAACGCGCATCTCAAGCGGAATGTTCATTCCTGGCTCTTTTTTTAACGTCGTGCAGCACCACCGCTGCATCCGCATTGGCGGTGCCCATCTGCGTATCCCCTCCCAAAACGTCATCTTCGGCATGAGAAACTGAACGCTCGGGTATCTCTTGCGGATGAACCGAACGACCTCGGGCGGGTCTATGCGTGTGCAGGAGTAAAACGCCGTAAATTTCACTTCGGCCATCTCACAAAGCGCGTGAGTCACGATGGAATCTTTGCCCCCTGAGAAACCGACGAAATACCCTTCTTCTGGCTCATGATGCTTAAGATACGCGATGGACTCGGCCACCATCGTTGAGGTGTCGAGTAGGCCGGGCAGGAATTGCTGTTTGCCGTTGTTCTTAATTGCGCTCATGATTCTCCTTTTTCATCCCCTCAACCTCGCCAACCTCTCCTTCCTCGGCAACTTCCAAAACTCCTCCTCGGCTGCCGGTCTCTTCTTCGGCGCCGGGTCAACGAAACGCCCCTGGATCACGGCCAGGACGTCCGAGCGGCGATAGCGCCGACCCTTGCCCTTGCCAGTGCCCAAGTGCAGATATGGCGTGTCGCCCATTATCTGCTTGGCTACGCCTTCCGATGTTTTGAGCATCGTGGCGATTTCGTTGATGGTGAGTAGGTCCATTATTTCTTATTTACCTCGTCGATTATCATTGCAGCCGCACAAAAAGTGCAGGCCAAGACGGCACTTGCCAAGAAACAAGCGTCGTTGCTCATGAAAACAACCATGCCGAGGAGTCCGAGCACGGACCCGAATTTTGCCTGTGTGACGGTTTTCATCCATCCACCTTGCAATCATCCGCGCTCTCGTTTTCAATCAGCCGGTCCACCTCGGCGCGGGCTACATCCGTGATCATCTTGTGGGCTCCGAGCATCCCCATTTCCGGGATGCCACCCTCTAGGCTTCGCAGCGTCTTCACCGCCTCCACCAGCGCGTTGTGGTTGATAAGCAACGCAGCATGTTCGATGACAAGCGCGTTGTGACGGGCGAGGAGGGTGGCGTTGTCGGTGATAAAGTCCATTACTCCTTGCCCTCCCACTCATGGCCGCAATCGAGACACCTGCGGCACGTCTCTGTCTTCTCCTCCCGCGAGACTTTGCGCCACCAGAACCCATAAGTTTTGGACACCGTGGACGTGGTGGACGTGCGAATTACGACGTCCTCGGACTTACATTTTGGACAATTCATGCTGCGATTCTCCCTTCAAAAGTTTCCGCCACCTTGAACATCAAAGCCTCCTTTTCCGGCATATCCTCAAGCAACATCGCCAGCATCGTGGCCGTCACCTGCTCCAGCATCCTCCACTTTTTGCCCAGCCTGTGCCGATGGATCGCCGCGTCGATGGCGTAGTGGCAGGACATGACCCGCGCCGCCACGAACTCCGAGCAGTAGAATTGCCTCCGCTCAAAATGCAGGGATGCCACGCCAACGAACTCGTCCAAGGTGCGCTGGGCCTGCCTTTTTGTTGCGTCGGAGACCTCCCGGTGCGGCCCCTTATCGACGATGACCGCAGCGCCCACGGAGCCGATGGCGTTGAGGCAGTGCCGCATGACCCTGTCCGCCTGGCGGCGGAGTTTCCAGCCGCTGACTTCCGGTTTGGCGAAACTCTCGGCTGCGCCGTGGAGGATATAGGCGAGGCTGATGAGTTGGCCTGTGGTTGATTTGTTCATTGTCTTCATTCTGCCACCTTTAATTCTCCGCACCATCCAAGAAACCCGTCCACCTCGGGCCACCGAACATCGTGTACTTCGTGTGTGTTTTCATCTGTCAGTATGAACGTAATCGGGCGCGGTGCGTATCTGCGACACCATCCGTACCCGTCATCATTCCTTGGTTTTTTTTCAAAATACATACAGTCGTCACATGTAAGACCATCAATCATGCCGCCCTCCTTTCAATTTGTGTTTCGCCCATGTCGAGCCGGACTTGATAATGACCCGCGCCAAACGGGTCCATTTCGGGACAATCCCAACTGCCAAGGCCTGTGATGCCGGTTGTCATGCCCGAAAACGGGCAGACCACCTCCGCAGCCAGCCGCGCCAATTCCTGCCGTTCGCGGTAATCGTCGGCGCATGGGCGGCAGCAAAACTTTCGTTTCTCATCTGGCATGGCTTTGAACTCGGTCGAACAGTTCAAGCACGCCCTTGTCTCCATCTTCGTGTTCATCCGCTTCAGCGCCGCCATGCACTGTGAGCCGCCACACGTTCGTTGATGCTCGAAGTGGGGCACGAACCGCCGCTTGCAAATCGGGCACTCGCGGGCACTCTTGTCGCGGTTGGCGTTGTAGCGGTCCAGCGCGACCTTGTTTCGCCACTGCTGTTTGCAGGCAGGGTCTGGGCATGTCTGCTGTATCGGAGACCGTGGTTTGAATTGCGTCCCGCAGATTGTGCAGGGGCGCTCGGAGATATCCCCCAGTGGTCGCCCTGATCGTGCGGCCTGGCCCCGGCGCTTGTGTTCGCGCCTGCACGCTGGATCTCCACAGGTGACGCCAAGGTGGTTCCAGGTCGGTTTGAATTCGGCGTTGCAAATTACACATTTCGGCATCGTTTCAACTCCTCCCTGCGGGCCTTCGCTTCCGCCTCATGCCTCTTCCATTTCGCGTAGCCGTCGCGGTTCATTTTGCGAAGAGTGTTGGCGCGGGAGAGGTCGCGGGCGATTATGTGGACTGGTGTCATTTTCGACCTCAATACTTGAGCGAAAGGTTTCTGATCTTCCCATCCCTGACGGCGTAAACGATCTCGATGGCCAGATCCTTGGCAATGCCGATGGCCTGCAAATCATCCACGGCCTCGGAGTGGACGCGGAACTGATTCGACTTGTCCGCTTCGCGCTTCGCCTCTTCCTCGCGCTGTCGTGCGGCCTCTGCCTCGACCCTGCGCTTTTCAGCCTCCACTGCTTCCTTGGCCTTGCGCTCGGCATCGTCCTTTGCCCGCTGCGCTTCGCGTTCGGCCTGCTCCTGTGCCAGTTTGGCGCGGAGTTCGCGGGCCTCGGATTCGGCCTTTTCGCGGGCCGCTTTTTCTTCGGCGTCACGGGTGGCCTTCTCGGCGGCGTCCTTGGCAATACGGGCCTCGCGGTCGGCCTGGTCGCGCTTGGCCTGCTCTTCGCGGAGTCGGGTCAGTTCGGCGGCTTCGGCTTCGCGTTTGGTGGTAAACTCAAGGCTTACGCGCAGATCAGCCAGGGCCGCATCTTTTGCAATTGACGCCTCTCTCACAAACTCCGCA